CATCGACGAACACTCCCCGACTGTCGACAGGGACGACTATGTCATCCCCGAAGACGGCTACTTCTCCAGCCAGACTCTTGATGTTCTCTTTAGTAGGCCTGAGGCCGCGGCTCGTAAGAGTCGCCGCCACAGCGATACCTAGGAATATCAGAGACTGAACGGGAAAAGTGTTGGCGCTACCCATAGTGCTGAATTTCTTCAGACGAATCAGCTCTGGCGCTTTTGGCGTCAGAAGCTGCTTCACACTACGGGTCCGAGACGCTCGTAGGCAGCTCAGTAGTTTCGGATTACTCCGAAAGTACTGTCCTACGACGTGACAGGTGACCCGGTCACTCGCCGACTTTAGGTCGACGGTGGCAAGGCGTCCGGTCTCCGATCCTCTTGCACAGAGCTCTTGATTTCGTCTTTGATCTTGGAAGTCCAAGAAAAGCGAAAGCCAAGAGCGTCTAGTGCGAGAGCAAAAGTAATGCCAGCTGTTTTGCTGACACCACTGATGCTCACTCGGTTCCGCGGCAATGAGCCGCGGGCCCGAGAAGGTTTTCGGGACCGCCACCAGCCTCGACCACGGATCTTCCGATCCGATGGGCGGGCCGTTGGTAACCCTGTCTGCCCAGCTAGAATGGCTGTGAAAACCACAGTCAGCCAGCGGGTACTCAGTTTCCAGAGACTCTGACCAATTAGTCCAGCAGTACTTATTGCTGGGGCCAGTAACCTCTGAAATAGCACCAGGACCATGTCTGAACCTCCATTGCATAGGGTCGTAAGACCCTAGCGCGGAGGTGACCTCCCGAGACACCACGTCTAGGTTGGTCAGGAACGTCGACATCTGGGGACATAGTTTCCCCAAGAGTTCGGCGCGTCCGCGAATCAGGTCTGAACTACCAAAACCTTGGTAGAACTGGCTCGATTCCGGACCCGCTCCACCCTGAGCGTCCCAGAAGCTTTCGGGCTCTGGGAGTTCGATGTCGGTGGCAACAAAGTCAAGGACAGCGTCCCTGACAGCGTCGTCACCTGCGTCATAGACGGCCTTCTTCGCTGCGTACAGAATCTGTCGCAGGAAGCAGACCGCCTGATGATCACAGTCTTCCTTCAGAGATCCGCTGCAGTCGAACACCAGTAGGTAGAGTCCCCGAAGAAACTTCGGAATCACTACCGTGCCAGAATACCGCTTAGTCAGCGGTAAACCTGACAACTCGTACTGGCGAGTCGAGAGGCACCTATCAAGGTGCTTCCCAATTGCCGGGAGGTCTTCGAGATAAACTCGAATCCCTCGCGACTCAACTGCAACTTCGAGACGGGTGAGATCTCTCTCAAACTCCGCCCCGAGCGTCGGGTACGCCTCTGCTGCATCCCGAAAGATAGCAGCATAGACGTGACTCAGCTCCCGTACGTGGC